ACTTCTTCATAGTCGATTTTAATAACAGGTAGTGATTCTTTGAGCTTTTGTGTGACGAACCATATAAAGTCCTTAGGCTTCAACAGCGTCCGTGCTGTGATTGTGATCTTCCAAGTTTTCATTGAGTGATTTTTTATTCATAATGTTAACAAATGATTTAACAGCATCAGCTTTGATACCTTCAATCATAAGACGATTAGTATTATCACCATTGCTGGCAATGATTAATGTCTCGTGATCTTCGCAGTAATAGATATCATTGTCCTTGTTATAGAAATGATACTCGTGTACAGTGTCGAATTGCATAATTAATATCCAATGTAAGGGTTTACTTGATCCTCATCTTCAAAGTAGATGTGATCTTCACATTTAAATCCAGTTGATTGTTCTAAATCATCTGCCATAGATGCCATGTCTACAGTAAATGTAGTATCAATGTCATCTGTATATAATAAGAAATAAGCCTTAGCCATTTCTTTTCTCCGTTGTTGTTCGTGTAACCATGTTTTAATTAAACTCATCTTCTTCTTCTGCCTCAATAGATAAGGTATAATCACCTGCACCATGTTGATCCCATATAAATGTATGAGATTGATCTTTAGCAGCTTGTCTACTATCAGCTTCAACATCATAGAACCAGTATGATTCAGTGACCTTAACTGTGTAAGTACTCATGAAGAGTACCTAGCAGCTAATTTATTTAATGATTCAGGGAATTGTAGTACATCAGCAGGTAATGAGTTATAAACCTCATCATTAGTAAAGATATACTTAAGTAGTAATCCAAGTGCTGCATTCTCTTGCTTAGTGATACTAAATACACCAAGTCTCTTTGAATTAGTACTTGTTCTTGTTAGCTTTTGATAAGCTACTTGTGCTTCAGTCATTAGTAGATCTCCGATTGTTTAGTAACAAATGTCATGGGTTCACTTATTAGTAAACCTACGGCATCCTGATTAAATATATTAACGTATGCTTGACACACATCGTTAACTTTGTCTCTGTATTTAGTAGTAACAGTGACTAATTTAGTGTCCTCTGCTACGCCCTTCCAAGCACCTTGTACGTCTTGAATGGTATAACCTGCGAAGGTCATGCTTAAGACTTCTCTGAAGCTCTCCCAGACGTCGTCCGTGATGTATTCACCAGTAGGTAGATTGCGTCCGAAATACATTTGATAGGTGTTCTTCATAGCCTCCTTGTGTTATGTACCTATTATAGTCTGGTTAGCTCAGCTTGTATATGCTTTGTCAGCAATACCACATGAGACTGTTGAGACTATATTAGTGTGCGCCCGTGATTGTGATTCATTACTAATAAGTAATAAATTTAAAAAGTTCTGCTCTATAAATAATATAGAACAGAGTATAATTGTAAGTGATTGCATTTAAAATAAAATACTAATTGTAGTTATTAATAATAACAATCCAATTAATACTTGTTGTTGTTCTAATAAATCATTGGCTGATGTTAATAACTCAGCCTTATTAGTTTTCATAGTGAATAGTTTCATAATTAAAACCTAATTGATTTACGTTTGTAATTAATAGTAGTAGGTAATTGTTTAATAGTAACAATCTTACCCTCTGCTTTCAACTTATCAATAGTCATTGATAGTTGTTGATAATAAGTCATCATACTATACATTATTTATAATTAAATAAGTTAAAGTGATCGGATTAAATACAATAAATAGTAATACAGTTAGCATTAATAATAATTGTTAGGTGAAATGATTAAGGATTACATTACTATTAATGATAGCACACTAATAATAACTACGGCTTAATCAACGATCTATAAGAGAATTGAACTCTTATCTCTGGCGTGACAAGCCAGTATTCTAACCGTTAAACTAATAGATCAGAACTAATCAATAGATCTTGTCATTAACTATTGAAGCCCTCGAATTACCGGCCAAGGATCGTATACAATAGTTAACTTTCAAATACTACTCTTCACTGGTGACGAACTATAAAGCAATAAATACTCACGTTATTAAACCTCTTGCGAATGTGATCTTCAATGTAATAATTGGTCAGCAATTGGCAAGCAGTACGCTCTCATTTAGTTTATAGAAGATTTCTCAGGGTATTAGATGATTGATTAGCTATCGAGTTGTCTCGATGTATCTATTATAACCATAGCTTTGCCGATACCGCTACCCTTTGTTCTGAATACCACACATCCCATTCAAGTCTAACGATACTCATCAGTCTTTATCATGATATATTACTGTACTATCCAGTACTATACTGATTAGTACTGCATGGCGTACAGATAGGTTGACTTTTAAAGGAGTAGAGAAAAGACCTCGACATCCCAGTTGAGCACTGGTTTCTTCCATGTTGAGATCCGTCCATGTTGTGATTGTTTTGACTCCTTTGGGGGAACTTGCGCCCGGGCGTCGTCGATTAATCCCCTGAGAAAATTATGTCAAAATTCAAGAGGGCAATAGAGAAGCCCTGAGAGCGTCGGTAAGACCCCGGTAGGATATAGCCACGTAGATTTGTCCAAATACCACTGCTATAGTCGCTATAGACCAGAATATATAGTAATAACGCTGTTTAAGTTGTTTGGGAGGTGTAGAGTTAGTCATGGGTAGTGAATGGGTAGTAATTAAAGGGATATCAAATGATGATATCAAGTAAATAGTAGAGGAGGATCGTGAGATTCCTCCTCATGGGGGTCGGGTCCACCCTTCCCTTCCCCTGTATAGGTGTCCACTTGGCTAACGCCAGTTGTGGAGGGGCTTTCCAGTTTCCTTACCTCTAGCTTCTTTTCTTTGTTGTAGGTTCATACCCATAACAAGATGATTAGCAGAGCTCTGAGGGTCATCTAGGAAGCCCTCTAGCATGTCTTTAAACTCTTCACGGTGTCTTTCTTTAATCATTTCATTTGCGCTTATTGAGAGGGCATCTGTGAAGTATTTGACACCTTGAGCAAGGCAATCGAGTCTATCATCATGCTTGACAGCTCCTTTTTCTCTACACATCCTAGACATTTGGTAGAAAAGCATATACATGAGACGTAGCTCAGGAGCCTCATCTTTATTAGACCTATAATCCCATTCAATAACACTTTTATTAACACATAAGCGATGTTGATTAAGAACTGGCTCCAAGCTATCAATGATGCGATCTTCCTTCCTAACATTAGCTCTTATCTCTTCTATATCTATAGCTTGTTTAGTTTGTTGTAGATGTTTTTTAAACAGCTCACTAACTATACCATCACCAAAGTTAGTCTCTATAACTAGTTTAGTAACGTTGTATTTTCTACATCCTCTAAGTATGTCCAGCAAGGTGCTGTCAGAGTATCCGTCTCTGTAAGCTCGCATTTCATGCAAGTATAAGAACCCGTTTCGTTGAGAGATGAAGGCTGCTGCTGTTTCATCTGTACCTCGTCCAGAGGGATCAACGCTACAAATTGTTTCAGTGTATGGTCCCCACTCACCTTGGATCTGCATAGGAGAGTAAAAGTAATCACCCGGGAGTCCAACTGTCGGGAGATCTTTGATAACGTTGCTTGGGTCTGAGCACCAGACGAGAGACTCGGGAGCTTCAGTAGGATTGACAGAGCTGACAAGCAGATCAGCCATTTTAAGAGGGAATTTCTCTGCATCACTAAGGGAGGTATCTAATTGAAATTGTAGCATGTAGTTAGACCTACCCATAGACGCTTCGCGCTCGAGTAAGTCTTCATGATCAAACCTATCAGGGTCAGTACAAGTCCATGCTTCGACACCTGCATCAATGTCTTCTTGTATCTGAGGTGCTAGTAATCCTTCGTATTGGTTAAGCTTGCCTTTTCGGGGGTATCTACTTGGCCAAACGAACGGACGGTAGTTACGCTCTGCCAGCTTACGATAGACAGTAAAAGTAGTCTGAGGAGTCCCGAGATACATAATACGGCTATCATCTTTGGGTGTAAGGATAGCTTCGGCTTCAGTACAGAGTTGAAGTAATTTTTCACGCATTAACTCCGTCATGGAATTTCCAGGAACCTCTATGTCGTCCAAGATCATTAAATCTGCGCGACTTCCTGTTAGCTGCCCAGTTATTCCCACCGACTTTACGCTTGGGGCTTGGTGTGGAGAACAAAGAACGTCGAAGCTGATGCGACTCCAACGTGAATCGTCTGCTTTCGGTCTGAGATGATTGAGCCATGGTGTTTCAATGATTAGTTTTTGTAGGAAAATTGACATGTTATCAGCTCTCTCTTTGGAGGCTGATATGATCATTATCTTTCTTTCTGCGTCATTAAAGAGTGTCCATAACACAAAAGCACCAGTAATCCAAGATTTACCAACACCTCGAAAGGCTTGGATCTGTAATCTCTTTGGTCCATACTGTAAGTAATCGGCTATAGAGTACTGGGCTCGTGTTGGGGAAGGTAGATCAAGCTGATCCCACAGAGCTTGTAGGAAGAGCTTGAAGTCTTGCTGTAGGGAGGATAAAGTATTGTTCATCTGTACATTCCACCACCAGCTCCTGCTATAGTTAAAAGTGCTCTGCCAAAAGCACCAGCTTTAGCGGGTACAGCTTGTAGTATTTTCAGATAATCTATATTCAATCTTTTCTTAGATTTCTCCTCACGTTCTTTATTAGTTTTCTTCCAATACTCTTGTTCTGCTCTTTGTCTTTCTGCAGCATCATTTAATACATCTGCTTGCTGCTTACGTTGTCTTCTTTTTTTAGCTCTTTCTTCTAGTGATTGACTGTTAGATTTTCTACGTGGTCTTTTTTTCTTAGGCTTATCATCTGGAAAGAGTTCTCCTTGTTTAGCCATAGTTAATACATTTTAGTAGAGCCGTCATTTTTAACGTGAGTTTTTATGTAACCTTTATTCTTTTTCTTCTTCTTCTTATCTTTTTTACCTAGGTTAATTGTCTCACCACTTGCTGCTTCTTTTGCATAATCTGTGCCGCCAGCAGCTTCAGCTATAGCTGCACCTATTCTAAGAAATTTTCTACGCTTTTTAGAAGCTTCAGATTCTTTCCACTCTTCTTTTTCTTTCTTAGGTTTAGTACTCTTTGACCCAGTAAAGTTTCTACCTTCAAGATGAGGCATACTAGGTTTATTTTTTACAGACAATGATTTCCGATTCTTTCTTCGTCTTTCATTGGCTGCTTTACGTCTGTCTGAGGATACTGTCATAATAGTTGTGTGTTATCGTTTATAGAGCCATCCGCCATGTTTATCATCTCTAAATTGTGGCGGTCCCCATTCTCCACCAAGCCATCTTTGATTACGTGACCAAGAGTCGGACATTTTTACATTTTCATGCCAATTTTTAAAGAATGGATTCTTTCTTACAGCTTCACCTCCTTCTTCCCAGATAATCTGTAAAGCATCATCAGGATCTATTCCTTTACCTATCATAGTAGCCCATTTAGCTTTAATCTCTGGACCTAGTTCTTGGAAGAAGTCTTTATACCAACTTGGTCCCATTAAGAACCTTGCCATATCTTCTTCTATAGTTAAAGGATTCCCTAGCATTTTCAGAATAATATCAGGTAAATCATTCTTATCTCCTCTTTGAGCGTTTTTACCTAGATTTTCTAAGAATCTATTTCTAGAAACATCTGGTCCACCTTTTGAAAGAGATTTACCATGACCTACACTTAAAAGATCAGCTCGTTTTATATTAGGATTAAGTCTTTTTAGTTCTTTATTAGTTGCAGTTACAAGATTTTTTATATTACTTGCATCTGCTTTTTGGATAGCAATATAGTTTTCAGCAATATGTGGAGCTGCTCCAGCATTAGCAAACCATTGCCTTACTAGGTTTTCTGTATTTTTATTCCATTCCCAACCTAATCTTCTTATAGCATCTAATTGTCTATTGTTAACCATAGGAGCAAGTTTTAATCCTGTTCCTAATCTTACATTAACATTAGCCATTCCATTATTTGCTCTTGCTTTATAAAGGATACCATCAATTTCTATTCTACCTGCTCCCTTCAAACCACCTGTATTACCAACTGTAATATAGGCATCTTGCATAAAATCAGCTACTTTACGAATATTAGATTGTCCATATTTATTTGCATAGTATGTACTATTTATAACTGTTTCAAATGCAGATGATGCCACTTCACCCTTAGTATCCCATAAAGGTACAGGTCTAGTAGGTGTTTCTGCTTTCCCTAGTATGTCAATATATTCATCAGAGTTATCACCCACGCTCCAAAATATATTAGAACCTTTTGGTATACCTTCTATTTCACCAGCAGCTGCCATTCTGGATACTTCTTCTGGTGAATACTTTTTCAAAGCATCTACTATAGGATCAACACCGTCTAATGCTGTTCTCATCCTAGCCCAAGTCTTTATAGACTTCCCAGCTTTTAATATTCTATTAGGGATATAAGTAAGACCCCATGTGGCTACATCTACACTATCAGGTAGTATCACTTCACCAGCAAGTCCTAATAAGAAATGTTTCTCAGCTAATGGGTCTATAAGGGAATGTCTAGCAGCATATAAGTCATAGTCAGTTCCCGGTAATCCTACAGCTTTATCCAAAGCATCAGTAGCTTCACCATACGCTTTTAGACCGCCCCATACACCTTTAGCAGCAGTACCTATGCCACGATAAATATCATCTTCTATACCGGGTCTGGATTCAGCTTTATCAGCCCACCATTGCCAAACTGGAGGATCTAGTTCAGTTTTTAATTGATTTATAACTTCTGGTCCACCTTTTATTAAACTTGGATCTAATTCTTCTTCTTCTGGTCCACCTTTTATTAAACTTGGATCTAATTCTATTTCAGGATTTACAATTGAATAGGTAGTCATTACTGACCTCCTTTCCATTTCAGAAGGATGTCATTAGCTGCATCAACACTAGTTCTTTCATTTTCTTTCTTGACTTGAGATACAGACTTATTTGGGTCTTCTGCAGAAGGTGTGAATCTTTGATTTATAGCAGATAGAAAAGGAGATACTCTATTATTCCATACTTGTCCAGTATAGTCTATAGCATCAGCCATAACTTCTTGCTGTCTAAATCGTCTATCTGCTTCTGAATCTACTACAAAATCAACTATTGCTTTACCACCTTTAAATAGGTTCTCATATACACCAGCACCTCCTCTACTGAATGGCGTACCATCTGTAGCTGAAGTGAATCCCGGTTGTTCTATAATACCGTTATTTATATATCTATATACTCCAGTGTTTCTATTTTTAACTGGAACCCATTTCCATCCAGTATAAGGTAGTCCATCATCACCCGTTACAAGAGATGGGTCTATACCTTCTTTAATAGTATAACTACCTTTTTCTGTTGGATGAGGTACTAACTTTTGTTTAGAAGAATTAAAGCCATATTTTTCTAATGAGTTCTGAGTAGCTGTTCTTCTATTTTTGTTGCTCATTTTGTTTCAGTATGTGAATACCAACCAGTGGCAATGTATTTTGTTTGTGTTTCGCTTGTAACTCCATGGTGTGGATGTGTGAAGCCAGCTGGCCATATTAATATATCACCTGTTCTAGGTTGGAATGCTTTGTTTTGAGAAGGGAATTGTGTATGTCCGCCATCTAGTACTTCGTTTAGATAAATCATCCATGCTAGTACTCTTCTATGGCTCCCATCTAGTTGACCTTCGTTTTCACAGTGAGTTCTAAAGTAACCTTCATTAGGTAAATATTTTTGTATTTTAAATGTTTCAAGTATTTCCCAATGTGCTAGTTTATCTATATAAGGATATATTTGTTTATATTCCTCTATACTAGCTTTTAGATATTTTACAACATAAAGATAGAAATCTGTATCACGTTTATAGTCTACAAACATTTCAGTACATTTCTTTAATTCATGGTCTAATATACCTGCACCAAATCTACCTTCTTGTTGTAACTCTTTATTATGCTCAAAGGTGTTAATTACACTACTACAGGTTTCTTGTGATAAGACTCCGGGTGAATGTAGGATGTGATCGGTCATTTACGTTTAGCTCCTCCTCGAGCTCTATTTTTCTTAGGAATCTCTAGTTTAGTACGATTTTTACTCGTATGACTGACATCTTTACCGCCTTTACCCATAATACCTAGTTGACGACGCTTACGTGCCAATAGCTTACGATACTTTCGTTTAGTAGCGGTGCTGTTAATTTTCTTTTGTTTCTTTTTCTGCTTATTGTAGGACTTCCGACCTTTAGCAGATTGGTAATACCTAGAAGTCTTACCGGGTTTAGACGCTCGTTTTGGAGCCATACATTCTCCTCTTTACTAATTCAGGATCGACTTTAGGTAGAATTTTACTTAATTTATCTAAAGGACTACCATCATAAGCTACACCTGTGATATCATTGGTTTTAAGCCAATCACATGCAGCTTTCAAGTCTTGTGTACTAGCCTCACCACTTCTGACTCTCCTTAGAAAGTCTTCAGTGACGAGGTTATGTAACTCATTAAACTTATCTTCAGTAGCCTTCTTTGGAAGTATTCTGACCTGTTCCATTATACTTTCTTTTTATGCCAGTTGATAACGTTTTTCTTATCCTCAATGGTATATTTACCATATTTTTTGTTACCATACTGTCTCTGGATAGATTCAAAAACATGGTCAGGCATCTTGCCCTGTGCTAGTTTTGTATCTTGATCATCAAAGGGTTTAATTGTTTTAGCCCCTTTAGAGGCTCCTGATTTTGCCATTAGTTTAGTAGTTTTTTCTTTACAATTTCTAGTGCTTGGTCGTCTAGCTTATTATCTGTTCTAGCGACATAAGCTTCTAGTAGATCAATAACTAATTTTTTAACGGAATCCGACTTCAAGAAGGCGAATAGGATGGGCTTGATTAATAGGATCATTGTTTTAGGGGGTAAGTTTATTCAGATTTTTCAGCTTTCTTTTTAGCTGCAGCTGCATCAGCTTCTAGTTTTAGAATAAAAGAAGTCTTTACTTCTGGTCTTAGATCGTTAGAACCATCTAAACTAGGAGTAGTATCTTTATTTTTTACTGTGAGAGTACTCATGTTAAATTAAGGGAGCGTTTGACATAGTGTATAGGTGTTTTCTAATTATATTATTAGCTGCTTGAGTGTATATACAATGTGGTTTTCTAACAAATTCATATAAATCATCTGTGACATCTTCAATGTTTCTTGGATATGGACCTTCACCTTCTAGTCCAAGGCTTCTTAAAGTCCTCCAAGCATAAAGATCAGTCATATTAGGAATCAGACTATGAGTCCACCATATTAGAGCTTTACGTTCTCCTTTAGTTACAGGTCGAACTTGATGAGCTAATCCAGTTTCATAGCTAACTACTTGACCAGAATTAACTTTAAATTGGTTAATTTCTCCATCAATTAATATTTCTAATTCACCGCCTTCATATTCATCAGGATCACTAAGAATTAATGTATTACTAAAGTGACCATTCTGGGGTGCATCAAAATGTGCTCTATAATAACCTCCTTCTTGAGTTATACTAAACATTGGATGTGTATTACCTTTTTGACATACAAAGTGAATCCACTCTGGAGATTCTACTCTATCCCAAAAAGTACCCATACCGTGAAGTAAGGAAGCTTGTTTGCTAACTTTTAATACTGCTACTGCTTCTCTGTTATTGGATTTGACACTTTCCACCCCATCTGCAAGGCTACCATTACCTCTGTGCCAATTGATTTCTGTAACTAGTTCTTCTACATGTGCGGGGGATATAAAATCGAATACTCCAACTTTTCTAGCATCTAATTCGATTTCTTCATTTATGGATGGTGGTTCAATCATTTTTTAATGGGCATTTATTAGTTTTCTGCCAAGGTTTATACCAAGGCTTTGGTGGCTCTTTACATGCAAGTACCTTTTGTTCTGCTTTTTTAAATGCAACTATAGGAATTACATCACTACAAAGATGCCATACCCGTGACCCGGGCATTAACATGAATCCTTTCTGTTGAAGTTTAGCACAGTTATCAATTCTAACTAGTTCATAATTCAACTTCATCTTTTCATGTTGTTGAGCAGCTATAGCTCTACATCTATTTAAACCTTCTCTATCTAAAGGAACCATAAAATTCACTTGGAATCCCCAGTTTTCAGCTACAGTATAGCTCTGTTGAGCCATAGTATCATCATAAGGAGAGGTATGATTCCCCATATAGAATGGTGAGAAGGTCATAGTTGATCCGTTACAACTTATGTTGGGTCCGTATACCTGACGCGAAGGGGCTCCGTTATTCTGGAACTGGACGGCTTGATTTGTAACGTTTCCTGTAGCCGCTGCCACAGGGTTTGAAGTATTGTTGGTTTCTCCCTCTTCAGCATAAATTGGTGCTCCTATTGTGAGAAT